CTATGTGTCATCAGGTCCCCCATGATTATTACCTCATCATACTTCTCGGCAATTAAAAGATTATAAATCGCAAGCTGCTGTGCTTTTAATAAACCTTTAGGTTTATCTGAAAAATGAAGGTCTGTTATTAAAAGTGTTTGTGTCATAGGATAGGAACTCCATTATTAAAGCTAACCTCTTTACCTTCCCCGAAAGATATTCCAACCTCCGCATCAATCTTCATAGGCACATCGAAATGAATGTTAAACTTCTCCTTCATAAAAGGATAATTCACCAACTCATCGTACAGAATCTCCAAACACTTACTTAAATCTTCCTCCTTACATACCACTTCGATACTGTCATGGACAGTAGCTACTGGGTAGGCTTGGATACCTTCCTCTCTGAGCCTTCTGTGAGCCCCTAAGAGCCCACATAAAAGAATGTCCGAGGCAGTAGACTGGATAGTGAAGTTAAGCCCTTGACGGAGCGCACGATTGACCACCTTAAAATCTTTAGAGTCTACATCAGGAAGGTTCCTCCTCCTTCCAAAGATAGTATAAGCATACTTATTAGTCTTAATATAATTATTCACGAACTCCATGTACTCAAAAATACCAGGGTACACCCTCTGATAGTTCTTAATGATTTGTTCTGCTCGTTTCATGGAGATCCCAGTGGTTTCTGCGAGGTTGAAAGGTCCTCCTCCATATACAATTAAGAAGGACACAGTTTTAGCGATCTGCCTCTCAGACTTAGTAATGTTCTGCTTGTTGAAGAGGAGTCGAGCCGTGTAGGTATGCAAATCAGCACCTTCATTAAAAGCTTTTTGCATATTCCCCTCCTTAGCGATGTGGGCTAGAACCCTTAGCTCCATCGCTGCGTAGTCTATAGTAATAAACTTATACCCTTTAGGTGAAACAAACAGGCTGCGAATATTATTCTTCGTTTCTCGGGGAAGCGTATGAAAAGATACCCCCATCGCTTTTTTAGCAGAATAAGCAGCACAAGAGAGGCGACCTGTTGCAGTCCCATCAAACCTGTAATCTACAAAGACCTTAGGCTGTTCATTATACTCAATCGCATTGGTCGTACCTTTAATATAAGTCTTCTCCAGTTTTTGAGACTTTCGCAGGTCTAACAAACTCTTGATAAACTTTTGCGAATTTCTTAGCTCTTCTGTAGATTTTCCTGCGAGGACGGACTCACTAATTTTCTTTCCCTCATCACGATGATTCCATTTAGACACGCTTCTTCAACTCCTCTTCAATTTGAGACAGTAGTAACTTTAAGGTAGGTGCAGACACAGAAGGTGTGCCTTTCGCTGTTCGGTCGGGAGGGTATAACTCAAAAGCGGTTTCCCGTGTATATAAAATCTCAATCAAATCATTATTTGAGGATAGATTATCTTCTGATTGAACTTCGTCAAAGGAGTATAGCAAATCTTCTTCATGAATATTCATATGTCTTAGTTGCTTGCCTACTACCTGAAGCTGATCTTCAGAGACTTCCATTCCTCGATGCTCCATTTCCACAAACATAGGAAGGGCAGGCATAATTAATTCCGTTAGGATTGGACCCATCCTCATCTCCTTTAACTTATCAAAAATCAGATCAAAAATCTTAAGAGTGAAATAAGAATCAGCAGCATTACCTTCCAGGCAATCAGACAAACTCATGTTTGCCCAATCAAAAGTTTTAGGGTTGTTTACAGTCAGCATGGCTATATATGATAGGAGAAAACATGAGAAATTTAGCTTTTATATTGGTCTTAGTGTGCCTAGCAAGCTGCTCTACTATTAAACACGCAGTAGGAGGGGCTTTAGGAGGGGGAGCGGTTGCGGCTTTTGTTCCAGAACCTGCGGCTGTAGCAGCAGGGGCAGCAGGGGGCGTGATGGTATCAGAGATGATCTTTCCCACAACGAGCCCCGCAGCAATTGTAGGGCAGGTAGCTGGGGCAGGACCTGTTCAAGGAACTACCGCATCTACCCTACATGAGACAGGGGGTTTGATTAAGACCCTAGGGTACTGGTACTTAGTCCTCTTTGTATTCCTCCCCCTCTTCACTAAGAAGGGTAGGACTTGGTTTAAGAAGTTTGGAGCCATCCATAACACGGTATCCCAAGAAGAGATTGATGCACGGGACGGGGAGCAAGACGTTAGGCTCTCTGCTTTAGAAGAAATACTTAAAGATTCTCCAACTCATCAGAAAAGTAAAGCTTAACCAAATCCATCAAACCTTTGGGAGCAGTCTCATTAAGAAAATGGTGCATTATTTTAGTGTCCCATACATTCTTAACAGCAATACCATGCTCTAAAAGAAACTTCATATCAAACTTGGCGTTATGAAAGACCTTTTTATTCCTGGGGTTCTCTAGGATCTTACGAAGGATACTCCATACCTTACCATAGTGTGGCATCCCCTTTCTAAACGGGCTGTCCTTATGATCTAAGGGGATAGCCCAATTAGTTTCTTGGGAGGAGATAGCAATCGTTTGAATCTTATCAGTTAAGAAATTAAGCCCAGTCGTTTCAATATCTACTGCGACTGTCTCCTCCGAATCCTTTAACATCTCCCCCAATACTTCCACATCTTTGATCTCTGTGAGGACTTTGTACTCGAAGTTTCCTTGGTTTGTTTTCCCAAGGACATACTTTTCATACGCATTTCGGATGTCCGTTTCGAACAAGTACCTGTGACGAGGCTCTTTAAGGACAGCATAAGGGTGATAAATAGGGACAACAATACAAGTGTGCCCAGAATCAGTAACATATTCATAAGAATTTCCTCTCTTGTCCATGATACCGCTCTTCTTTACTAACATTTTCATAGACAAATTACCACAAGCATAAACAAGGCGCGGCTTCACCTTCTCAATAGTCGCAGTCAAGTGCTTTCTACATAGATTCATATTAGCAGGAATCATATCTCCCTCTTTCACTGAAGGACACTTAACGGACGCTGTGTATTGGGACTTGCCTGGGTAGAACTCCTCAAGAAGCTCACGCTCTTTCTTAGAGAAGGGAGACATTTTCCCATACCTATGCCTAAAGGAGTCAGCGACAAAGAGAACATCTCCTTGCCGAAGAGACTCGTAATCCATGTAGGAGTATTCGGGCTTACTTTGTGCAAGAATAGAACACCCCTCACATAACTCATTAGAACATAAGGGGTTAAGCCCTGAATATAAATTATCTAACTCTCTCATCTCTCTATAATATACTATGAGTAAAAATTATTATATAAATAACAAAAGGTTTGAAGAATTGATTCCCTTATACCTTCAAGAAAATGAAAAATATGAAGAGGAATTGATGGAGCTTTTTGATTTATTAATAACAAACATTATTGAGAGCTTCAAATTCAATATCGAAAAAGATGATGCGAAGCAGGAATGTTTTTTACTTATTCTCAAAACTCTAAAAAACTTCAACCCTAATAGAGGAAGCGCATTTAATTATTTCACAACAGTAATTGTAAACAACTTAAAGCTTCTCTATACTAAAAATAAGAAGTACGAAAAAAAAATAGAAGAGTACTCCGAATTGAAAGGAAACTATAAACCTAAGCCTTTATAAACCAAAGGTAAATAATCTTCCGATCTCACCTTGTCTCTCCCAAGCTTAAGCAGATGCGGTAGCTTAGTAGTGTTAAAGATAACAAACGCATGAGGCATCGTAAAGCTGTTAACTATATAAAGCTTCTTGTCTTCGTCTAGTGCGGTCGCCTTGATTGTGTCAACCAAGTCATTACACCACTGATCCCACAAAGAGACGAAAAGGATAGAAACGTGCTGTCCCGTGCGCTTCTGAGCTTTAAGAATCTTATTTAGCTCATTCTCACTTTGGAGAAAGACAGGATTATACATTACTCAAGTACTTCAACTGAGCCGCTACTATCCTCAACCCCTGTGAGCTTTCCAGCATCATCAAAGGTGAACCCTGACGCTTCATAATCTTCTCGATTCTCTTCCATGTGAGTAATGAGGTTATTGGTAAGCTGCTCCTCTAGGGAACGGATACCTGCGAAAAAGATAGATCGCGTGAAGTCTTCCATGCTAATTTCATGAGGCTTAACGCTGTTAGAGAAATTTGAAAAGGCTTCTGCCTCTTCTTTGTTTAGTTTAATTTGGAATTTCATTCGTCCTTTACTCCTATAGGTAACTTTTATTTGCCACTTATCTAACTTGAAAGTGAACTTAGCCTTCTTTTCTTCGGTCATTCTAACTATTATAGTACGAGGTTAACAAACATGAAAGATAATTACGATTTATCTCCGCTTAAAGGAAAGCCCAAACGCAAGAACAGCAGGGCTAAGGGCAGCACTTTTGAACGCAAGATCGCCAGCACACTTAATGATAGATTCAATACCACAGAATTTTCAAGAAGTCCTGGATCAGGAGCATTCGCCACCACCCACACTCTCCCAGAGCACCTAAAAATTTATGGGGATTTAATCACACCAACAAATTTTAAATACTGTATCGAATGTAAAAAAGGATACAATAATCAAAACTTATATAGTTTATATAATTATAGCTCAGACTTCTGGGGATTTATAAACCAATGTGAAAAAGATTCAAGCAAGTGTGATAAGATTCCAATGATAATATTTAAACAGGATAGACAACCTACTTTAGCAATAGTACCTAACTATGTACAAACAAATAAGTTCCAGACATACATAGAAATATATAAAGAAGAACCTCCTATGTCTAAAAGTTCATACAGGATATATAAATTTGATGAACTCTTAGAAGATCACGATAGTTTATGGTTTCATTAACTGATTGAGAAGCATCTGCTGTCCTTTGAGGAACTCTAAGAGCAGGTCATCTGAATGTTGAAGAGTACCTTCTTCTATCTTATTGCCAGTACCCTTACCACCTGAAATTTCAAAGTTACCTCGCTCTGCTGAGATTTCCATACGAGATTTTCCTTTGTTAGCACCTTTAGTATACAAAACTTTGTAGGTGTTTCCTTTACGCACCAAGTCATACTCACCGCTCTTGACCCCACCTATACAACCCATAATTTCAGCGTTATTTAACCCAAAGGTTTGAACATCATCATCCAGCATTCGTCCTACCTTGCCCGTCTCCTCGGTTGAACCAGCCCCAAGATGAAGCCTGCTTAAGAGATAGTCTTGAGCATCCCCCGTAATCTTACCTTTTTTTGAATTCTTCTCTATGTTATCACCTAATTCAATTTGCCACAACTCATTCCCTATGGCAGTAGCCTGATACGCATCACCTCTATATTTCTCAGGCAAACCCTTTGGCTGTTTTTTATTTTGAATGTGTCGTAAAGCACCTTCATACCTCAACTTAGCATCTCCCTTTAGCTTGGAAACGCCCCCTTTATTCGTAGCCCACTGAGATAATAAGGATTTTCTATCCTTCAGAGTGATAGCCTTCCCATCACCCCACTTATCTTCCTTCATATTTAACCCTGTGCGTATCTTTTCCACAGCTTTATCCATAGTTTGAGAGAACTTACACGCTGCCTCATCACTTACTCCACAATTTCGCATCCTACGCTCATGAAGCTTAATAAAATCAACAGAGCTACCTTTTTCGTCGCTTGTATTCAGGTCATTGGAGCAAGGTTTGTTTCCTTTATCAAAAAGCTTACTCATCCTATTATTAGAGGATTGACCGTAACCCTTCGTAGATCTTAGATTATCTAAGGTTTTAATCTCAACTCCCACATAACACTTCTGACCCTGGGATTTATCTTCTGGGTCTCTATCCATCTTTTGAGTTAGATCATCCATCCCCACCCCTAAATTTTCCTGATCATCATTTTCAGAGCAGTCGCCCAAAGCATAGTGATTCCGCTGTTCATCACTCAACAAGCTATCATAATGAGCCTTTACCTTCTCACAATCCTTTGCATCATAGTTAACCCCTACATCTACCTTAGCCCCTAGGGCTGTCGAATCAGTCTGACCTTCTTGTTGGACATTCTCAGGGATGAGATCCTTCCCAAATAATTGGTAATCAAAATGTCGATTAGCAAAAGCGCATAATACTAACCCAGGTCCAACGTCCTGCCCAGCTTTAGTTAAAAATTCCTTAAGAACTTTATCATCCATACCTTTATCAGCAAAGAACTGTCCCAACGCTTGAACATAGTTGATATTTGCCACATCTGTATCACTCTTAGCTAATACATCTCCTAACATAGCATCTACACCTAACTTAAACATGTCTCGGATTTCAGTTAAGGTAGATTTTCCACCCTTTTTCTTCTTAGCAGCATCTAAAAGTCTCGTAACTTCCTTTTTAGCAGTGCTCATCACTTTTCCTCTACCCTTTTTATCACCCTTAGTTCCTACGAGGTTTTTAGCTAGATTCATCATGGTTACACTTAGACCAACGATTACCTCCGCTGCCGTTCCACGCATAGCTCTATTAGTTTTCCCCGTCACCACCCTTGCCTGCGACTCCACTAGAGGAATCTTACCTTCAGTTGCTCCGTCCCACTCCTCATTATATTTTTCAGCGGCTGCATTAAGTTGATCTACTGTATTTCTTAAAACATCTGTCTCCGAAGAAGATTCCTGCTTGTAGAAGACATAATACTCCCCAAACTTTACCCCTGAGTCGGTAGTAGCAAGCTGAGGATTGAGTCTTCGTAATTCATTAGCTAACTGTTCTCCTTCGGGAGTATTTATGTCAATATTTCCTCCTTGATCCTTAAAAGATTGAAAGACTCTCCCCAACGACTCCAAGGCTCTCCCTGCCTCAACCTTGGAGGCATTACACTTTGCTATATCCTCCTCTGACTCTCCATCACAAGGAGTACTCATCATCTGTTGAACTACCTCCTCTGGTTTGTCCCCCCCGAACCCCGTTATCGTAGAACCTTTAGCGAGGATATTTACAACAGATTTAGCAGCGCGACCCTTCTTAACCTTTAGCCCTGGGAACATAGCGGGATCAAAAACCTCTTCATCTTTCCCAGCCCCTTTAGCTGTGAGGTTAGTCCAAGCCTCTGCTGCCTTGTTTAGCACCTGTCTTACTGCGGGGTCTTCGGGGTCTTCGGGCCTCTCGTTATCATCAGTTGATTTCTCCGCTGAACCACCTTCTCCACTTCTAAGTTGATCTATAATGTTTTTCCCAGTCTGATTCAGTTGCTCATAAGGTACTAATACACCACCCTTCACAAGCCTATCTGCGTTCTGTCCCAATGTACCTGTTACAGACTTAGCATCGGGCACTGCGACCTCACCATTTTTACCCTTTTCACCCATTGGATTAAATAATCCAATGGAACTAGTCACTTTGTTCTGGTTTTCAGAGGTATGCCCGTTAGCTCCAGCTAATAAAAAAGTAAGAAGCTCCGCGTCCCCCATCCCCTCACCTTCCTGCTCATTAATAGTTAACTTAAGCTTCCGCTTTTTAAGAAGCTTGTAACTATCTAAAAGTGCGTAATAATAATCCATGTGTTATATTATAGAAGGAAAAAGCCCAACCCAGATAGGCTCTAGGCTGGGCTATAGGTCATAAAATTAGTTTATTTAGATGCCAGTTGTGGCGGGGATGCTAGTGTCAGCATCAGCCTGCTCCATGAAATCATAACGGAAGGACATTTCGATAGTATGGAAATCGTTTGTGCTATAGTTAAACTCCGCAGTCTTCCAACTAGTGGGGTATACACCAAACATTCTTGTCTCCATAATGGGTTGTCCTTGAGCATCTAACTGTGTAAGAATTAGTTTAAGAGCTTTGAAGCCTCCTCCATTACCATTAAACTTACCTGTTACAGGGTTATAAATACTCGCAAACCAACGCCAAAGCTGATTAGCTACATGAGGATCATATAAGTTATCAAAGGTAACTGAAATTTCTTCTGGAGATCCCTTTCCAGGATAGAAAACTTTATCATTAACACGATGAACTTCGATAGCTTCTGTGCTAAACCCAACATTACTTACTTGCTTTGCTGCTAAAGTAAGTTTGTCTTGACCTGGATCAATGAGATCAGGAGGTAGCTCAAAGTGAAGTTCAAACTGATATGTTCTTACTGAATCGAGGCCCTCTGAGATTACAGGTAAACCATTACCTAGACTTTCTCTCTTGCCTGACTCATCATTAGTTACAAAGTATGCATCATAGGTTGCCATTTATATTCTCCTTAAAGTGATCCTAAATTAGCGGATTGATTGGTTAGGTTAAGCTCAAAGATAACAATCTCTGCCGTCTTAGTAGGCTTAATAAGGACTTTACACCACATTTCATTTCTATCTACGCGAATGGGTGTGTTAACTGTTTCATCGCAGACACATTTAAACTCTGTGATACCTCTCCTTCTAGAGATTTCATCAAGCATAGGATTAACAAGCTGCTCAACCCTCTGCCAAGTGAACTTATCATTTGGCTCAAAGACAAGCCTTTGAGTAGAAGCAAGGAGGGCTTTCTTAATGTAAATCATCATGCGACGAATATTAATCCTATCCAAGGCTGTAGGATCTCTTTGGGCTGTGCGCTGTCCGAAGATTGCGATTCCTCTTTGGGGGAAGTTAACAATGGGATTGATAACATTTCCACCAGAGTACATTGAATCTCTATCACCCTGATTAAGAGAAACTTCAACATCGGTAGGCTTACTTAAAAGACCTCTAACGAAACCCGCAGGTGCAAACCAAGGATCAGCAACTGCATCCGTAACGCCCATCTGCCTAGCTCCAAAAATCTCAGGAGCGAGCCAACGGTCTTTGTTATCCCATACAGAGAACACCTTCAACCAAGGCCAGTAAATAGCAGCGTAAGAGTTATTAATTGCAGCAGTTCTAGTTCCACCAAAACCATTTGTCCAATCAATAGCATCCCCAGGGGTCCCTACTGCATAAGGAGGAGAGATAAGTGCTATAAAGTTTTGGGTTTTCTCGGCTTTAGTAATGAGAGCATTTTGCACATTCTGAAGGTCACCTACTCCTGTTCCTGGTGCTAAAGCGATTGAGATATTAAGAACATCATCGTCTAGAGCCTCAATACCCGTCTTGCCACCATCGGATTGAGTTGCACCTATAATTGCTGTCGCGACGCTAGTATCGTCAGCGGGAATACCGTTAGTACCTCCTGAAAGATTATAAGTTCCTTGGACTAGCTTAATAAAGCGAGGGTTAACTTCTGTTACCCCCTCACCACCGTTACCACCAGAGTCTCCATTCAAGTCTACAGCCCCTCCAACTAAATCCTTAGCATAGGACTCAAATCGAGGTAATGAAGTAGTAGTAATATCCACATAGGTTCCTGTTACAACATTCCCTGTGATATAGTCTGAAGTTTTTCCATCATAAGTAGTACCTATTTGATTTTCTATAAAGGCAGTACCTGAAGTTAATCCTCCAATAAAGGACTCAGCAGCAGTACCTAAGTTGTTAACTTGAGCAGCCACAGTAGCACCACCATTTATATTCACCTCAAAAGACACGCCACTAGTGGTTCCATCTGCTTTAGTTCCCGCATTATATCCTCCCCCAGGCCAAAGGCTTTGAGCAAGATAACCAGCACTAGAGGGATCAATAGAAGTACCAGAAGCTGTTGTAGTATTGGCTCCCTGTGTAACACTGCTCTCCGCTCCAAGATAGTTTAATGTTTTTATAGCATTCACTCCTACCCAGGCATCATCATCATTTTGAAGTTCCATCTTAACTTCTAAAGTTGCAAACTGACCCGCTGCTAATCCTACAATATAACCCGAAGTGGTGGACTCATTATTATTTGCATTAGCAAAGAAGCCTACCGTATCAGCATTTAGTGAACCTCCAATAACTTGGGACATAGCGGCAACAGAAGTACCGCCATTTGTGGAGGAAAGACTTAAAGTATTTTTTGGAATAGTATAAACTTTAGTATCTCTAATCTTATTACGGCTGTTATCATACCCAGTAATTGTAAAGCGAACTCCACTTACTGTTGCGTCAGCAAGACCAATCCCAGGCATAACTGAAGGGGTAAGGTCAACCCACACCGCAGGACACCCACCAATAGTAGCAACACCCGAAGCTTCGACAGCCCCTGAAGCACACCGCACAAAACGCATGGAGTTAGTACCTCCATTAAGAATTTCTAAAGCACCCTCAAGGGCTTGACCTTTAATATCCTCAGAAGGCTCTCCAAAAGTATCAATTAATTGTTGCTGGCTTGTGATGAGGGTAGCTTTTTCATGACTAACCCCTGCAATTGGGCCTCGACCAGCGAAGCCAACAATACCCACTACGGATGAGTTTATAGATGCAGGGTAATCCGAAATATCTTTCTCGACTACATATACACCAGGACTAACGAAATTTGCCATTTATTATATTCTCCTATGCGTTACTAACTACAATCAATCTGCGTTGTTGATACCTTGTTACATATTCTGTTAAGTAACTTGATGGTATTTGTATACTACTACTTGGGGTAAGATAAAAATGCCTAATCCCCTTAGGGGTGTTAAGAGGGATCGACCAACTCTGTAAACTTGTGTTTGTTATTATCTTCATATTTATTCCCTACTATTATGTACCACTACGAGCCTATTTTTTATCCCAAAAAATAGTAAACGCCTTAGAATACTTGTGCATCTACATTAAATTCTTCAATTTCGCCAGTAGATGTTATTAAAAATTTTGGATTGGGGATATAACCCTCTACCGTAATATCAAAGGATCTCCTCAAAATCCTCTCCTGTCTATCCCCCACATCCACACTCGATCTATCCATTTCATTTTGAATATAACTTTGAGCAACATTAGTATATGGATTTTCAATAACTAAGTGAGGATTAAATAGCAACCTAATTTGTTCAATAATTTGATCTAGATTAGATTTATACTTAGCCCATACATTAATAGAATATTGAATATCCACAGCACGGGGAGCTAGACTCAATAAACGGAAGGCTCGTTTTTTATTATCACTCCAATAAGTCTCATTAATTAAAACAGGGGAATTACGCCTCCTATTATCAGCATTAACGGAAGCACTTTGGCTGATGGATAGGATGGGAAGGATAATATTAGTCTCTTCCTTGAGCTTGGAGATGGTTCTCTCAGGGTTAGCATGAACACACTTCACAGAAACGACCTTATCTTCTGAATTTATATACCCTAAAGTACCCAGCTTAGAAATTAAAAACCTTAAGGTATCTTTATAGAAAAAAGAAATCTTATTTTCTACGTTACTCAATTGTAATATTTTATTTCTTGCCCAGACTGAGGGATCTTCAGGCTTCGCATAAGTAGGAAAGGCTCCGCTGAGACTAGTGGTAGTCATATTAGTTACATATTTATGCGTCATACTGCTCCTCCCAACTATCTAATCCCCCTGGTCGAGGAAGGTCTCCTGTAGTTTTAGTTAAGGGAGCGTCCTGAACATCTGGAGAATCACGAAGAAGTTTAGCAGCACATACTAAGTGATAGACACCGTATATCTCAAAGCTATCTTCTTGAACCTCAAAAATCTCGTACTTCTGATTTTGAAACCTAGGTTGAACCACATCTCCTGCCTTTATAGGACCTCCAATCTTCTGCTCTATATAACTTTTATTAAAAGTAAAGACCTGATCGTTGGTCAACTCAATCCCAAACTCACTTAAGTTTTCTTCTAATACAGTGGGGTCATAATGCCCGTACACTACTACTGGGAGTTTAGATATAGGTTTGTTGCGTTCTTCCATGTACACCTCATCATATTCAGAATCTGATTGTAGGTATCTAAAATAAAGCAACTCGGAGCCTGAGATCTTAATCATCTCATCATCAATTAAATTAAATAGATTAATATCAGGATTTGTAAGATCAAAAAAGTTTAACTCCCCTGTAGAATCCTCTATAGTAGGAAGAGGGGGAGGTGTATTACTTATCTTATAATTTTTATTATCTTTACCCATTATTAATAACAAGAGAACCTAGGGGGCTCCTCAAACTCATCTAACAATCTTTTAAGAAGTACTTCTTTTTCTTTGTCTGCCTCTCGTACTAAAGCTTCTCCGTTAAGTTTTGCTCCTCCTCCTGGAGAGGGAACCGTAGCATATTTACCCCTAATTTGACCCAAGGTTCCCTTAGCACAAGCTAAAGCGTACTGCTGTATCCAATTTCTGTATGCAGGATGCATAGTATCTGAGTCTAATGCTCGGTAAACAACGATTACTGTCTGAGGAGTTACCACTGGCTTAGGATAGATGACCAATTGATTATTATTAATTACATCAAACGCACCTTCCTGTCCTAAAATCTTTCTAGTCATCTCTAAGTTTTGTTGAAGTAGATAAAAATCACCTACCCCAAAGTTCTGGAAGAGATAATTGTCTTGAAAGTATTTAATAAAAAAGTCAAATTCTAATGTCCCTGCTGACTGCTGAATTGATAGCAGAGTCTTTTTGTATACCACATACTCTAGATTATCTAAAATATAAGTGGGGAGGGTATAGATATTATAACCAGCCGAAGCATCGAAAGTAACCATGTTGGTAGCAAAGAGAGGAGCATGATGATACATCACCCCAACTGCCTCATCCACACAAGTTTTCAACTGGAAGGGTGTCAACTCTACTCTCACCACAGGATGACCTAATCGAGCCAGAATAAAATCCTTAATAGTTTCTTCAAAATGGGTCCACTCAACTCCATCTTGGATGGTGGTAGCATTTAATTTATCAGCTTTAATAGTACCTTTGGTCTCTCCTGTGTCAACAGGCTTTCCCCCATACGCAGTAAAACTATTTCCCCATGCTGCTAGTGTCGGTGTTAGTGGCATCTACTTTGTTCTCCTTTTTTTTAACAACCTTTTTCTTTGGAGAGGTGGGCATCACCGCTGCAAAATGAGAGGAAGGAAGACCTGCACCTTCTATTAATTCCCCAGGAGCCACTGAAACTAAAGCATCATTTATTAGTAGCACTGCTGGGATCTTCCCTGTATATTTATATTTCACGATATAACCTCTACAGTATATAGAGATAAAAGAAGAGCCAGGAAGATTATTTCCTGGCTCTTCTTGTTACTTAGCTATCTTCTACCTAAATGGTATTCACGCCACCAGTTTGAGCGGCTTTGTATCCAGGCTGGAAGAGGAAGTCGGCAGTTGCACCAACCAATCGAACAATCCTGTAGAACTTCGACTCAGGAGTAACAGCAGCCTTACCGTAGCGGGTAAGGATACCTTTCCTGGGCTGGAAGGTCTGAGGATCGGTGATGGTGGGAAGCTGCTGGAGGGGGATGTATGGGCAGTAAACATAACCCGCATCCATAGGACCACTACCCTTGTAACCAATCATGATTTCATCAAGAGGATACATAGGATCAATATAGAGGTCATACTTACCTGCAAACTTACCACGGTACTCAATCTTGTTGCCATTCATGTTGGTGGGACTATCTTTCGATTGCATCCCGCCTTCAAGTTTAGCAGCAGACTCAAGCATAGTAGCGATAAGAGGTGAGGTAACAATCCAGTTACCAGGACCACGGAAAGTCGTGCGATAAATATCGTTAGCAGCGAAGTTGATCATAGCAAGAAGGTTTGCATAGATGTGACCAACATGCTGAGGAGCGAACTTACCTGTGGGGGTCATGAATTGACCAGATAGATCTAGGAGGTACACATTACTGTTAGTACCTGCATCATTACCTGCTCCCACATTTGCGAAATCATAAAGATAAGCAGAAGGGGTGAAGGTATCGGTGTTATTACCGAATGCAGTACCTTGACCAGGGGCCGTAGCCGTATTAAGACCAGTACCACCGAAGTTATTGGAGTTAGCCATGTCAAGAGAAGCACGGTTCCAACCACTGACACCACTAGGATCGTAAGCAATCATACGAAGATCTTCGATAAGCTCACGGTCGATCTCAAGGGTAAGTTCCTTTGAGAGAAGATCAGTAAGCTCACCTTCAAGATCAAGGTTATGATAGGCACGAAGATCTTGAGCAGCCTCAAGAGTCCAGAGAGCCCTCATCTTGCGTGTACGGGCAACAACAGGTTGCTGCTCGATATGCATGTTGATCTCAGGAATCTCGTTACCACTAAGAGCTTCACCAGCGGAGACGCTATAACCAAGAATGGTTGAAGCATCAGGCCAAGAAGCAATTT